CATAGTAATAAACCCAAAATTCTGTTCCAATTGATACATTACTTGTGAATTTATATGTTTGGTTAGCCTTAACCCTAATAAAATTCTTCGTTCTTATTCTATCAGCGTNAGCTACTGGAGAGCCATCTNCGNNCCTTATACCCCCTATTTCCCATATACCATTCCATTTGTTCTTCCCAACACTTTTTACAGCTCCGCATAATGTAGATTTAGTGTTGCCTTCTTCATCCACTTCTGTATTTCCAAANANAGTTACACTAANTTGCCCNTCTGCGGCGTTTTTCGGCAAGGATACAATACCATATCCGCTTGCTTTTTGCTTGGCTTCCTGGTTAATATTCACCTGTGCCATAACAGATTTATAATCGTTCAATTCTTTTTCAACTTTAGCCACTTTTAGTTTCTGCTCNGCGNTTTGTTCGTCTGTATATTTTTTCGACAATGCATAGCTCAAAACGTCCATCATATCACCACCCAATTTNTACCATCCCACATGTAGACGGTTTTTGTATCTATTTCAAAAAATGTTGAACCTACTTTGGCCGATGTTGGTTTCGTATCCGTTGATTTACCATAATACTCCATCGTGCTACCGTCCAGTTTAACTGGTTTTTGTATCTCTTCAATTACAGACGCAATCAAAGCAGCTAAATCCACCGGATTGCCATTAGCATCATACAGTTCTACCCTCTGCGCTCCGTTTCGCCCTTGTAAGACTTCATACTCGTCTANCGTGGGATTATAATACTGCGGTATCGGCTTATTATCAGCATCTTTTTTTATCACAATGGTATTGTAGGCCATTGCTCTCTCCTCCTTTTATCCTAGATCTTCAACAATGTGAATTAAAAAGTACCCATCGTTAGGTACTGTAAGCACCTTACCATCTGTGAATGTTATTTCAAATTCGCATTTCATCGCACCCGCCACGCTTGTATCGCCTTCCTGCCATTCTACCCGCACCAACCCCTGAGAGGCATCAACAATGGTCGCAGGTCTGTTAATATTCGCCCGTCCAAATCCGTCCTTCATCAAAAACCTTACACCGCACATATCCAAGTTTATCGGCTTCCCTTCAGCATCAATCAATTGAGCTTCCAAGGATGGCGCTGTATCATTCCGCTTAATATAAAAACTCATCTTTTCACCACCACCACACGTGTTTTACTCGGCTTTATCAGCAAGGTCCTTTTCATTCCCACTACTTCAGCCTTTATACCCGCTTTTGCTTGTAATTCTGGCCTCTCAAATTCATAAACCTGCGTACCATAGAAAAAATAAAAAACGGCCATATAGGCTTACCTCCATTAATATTCAATCAGTGAAGTAGAAAGCTCCCACCAACTATCGTCAGGGGAGCCTTCCTTGTAGTGTATCAAATCGGCATTGCGGTCACCGCAGTACATATATCTCGTTGGAGAGGTCGATGTAGTAGGATCGAAAAACGTTACTCTGAATTTAGCCGGTTTTAGTGCATCCGTGATGATTTTAAGCTGCGACTTCTTAACTCGCCACTTGACCTGTATCTTATACACTCCCTGCCTTACCCTATCCCGCTGCAACATTCCTGTTTCTGTTCGTCTTGTATTTTCACTGTCGATGTCCTGAAGAGATACGCTATATTCGACAGGGGCCGGCAAATCCACGCCATTAATCNGTATCATNGTNNNTACCTCCCATTNCTCCTGATATTTCTGCGGTCCTGGCTGCGATATATATATGCGTCTACCTGTTCGTTGCCGATGTAGACGTATATGTCGCCGCCGCCTGCTCCAGCTCCGGCCCCGGCCAATTGAGTCTTTTGCAGGGCGGCCGCAAGCCGGTCCGCTAACACATCCATCCAGCCGGTATTTCGTTCTAATGGTACCACAGCCTCAGCTCCAGATTCACCGATCATCGCCAAAGTGGCGTCATTCACAACTCCACCTTTGGCAAGAGCTACCCATTCCACTCCAATTATAGGCTTGCCGGGCAGATCTAAGAATTTGCCGACGCTGCCCCAAAAGCCCTCGGTAGACCATCTGACTGTAAAACGCGGGAGCTTGATTTTCGGCAGGCTCCAGGAGAAATTAAACAAACTTTTTATGCTATTTAGACGACTACTTATGGTGCTCTTTATGCTATCCCAAATGCTGGCGGCACTGCTTTTAAGGCTGTTCCATTTGCTTACTATCGAACTTCTTATTGTCTCCCAGACGTTTGGAGCATTAGATTTTAGCTGATTCCAACTATTCTGAATCGTGCTCCTAATATTGTTCCAGGATGTACCGGCATTAGTTTTTAACGTGTCCCACCTTGACTGTATGCTTGTTTTGATATTCTCCCATGTGTTGCTCGCTCTGTTCTTCAGCTCATCCCATTTACTACCAACACTTGTTTTTATACTGTCCCATGTTGCTGCCGCACTGGTTTTCATCACATCCCAGCTGTCTTGAGCCGACTTCTTTATATTAGCCCAAGCGGTAGACGTTTTGTTTTTTATAGAATCCCAAGCATTACCAATAGAGCTTTTTATGCTGTCCCATGTTAGTGCTGCGCTTTCCTTAAATGCGTTCCAACCATCAATCGCGGATTGTTTTATATTGTCCCATCCTGTAGCAAACGCCTTTTTGACATTATCCCAGGTTTTACCAGCCTCCTGTTTTATCCATTCCCATAAACCACCTAAAGTTCCTTTCACCGGCTCAAGCCCGGAAAGCATATCATCAAAATCTAGTGCCGGGACAGCGCCTAGTTCTATATCTCCCTCGTGCAAGGCATCCAGCATATCTGCGCTATTATCGGCCATCTCTCCCTGTAGCTGGTTGATCTCGTCAAAGGGCTGCAGGTTTTTGGCGACTGTTTTGCCTGCCTTTTTAACAGCGTCTGCGAAGCTGTCCTGGCCCTTCGCGGCGCCCTGAGCAGCCGTTTGCTGCGCTTCGAGTTCGCGGAATCTTTTTCGTAGATCAGCTTCATTAAAGGATTGACTTGCTTTTTGCAGTGACTGGGTATATTTGTTCCAAAGCGCCATACCAACAGTAATAAGGCCAGAAATAAGCAGAATTGCCCAACCAATAGGGCCGAGGGCAACATGCACAGCGTGGAGAGCTGCCTGTAATCTATACAATGCAGCAGTAAAAATATTTGTAGCTACCGGAGCAAGGGCTACCTGCAATCGATAGGTATTTATCGCAATGCTTAGCGCACTTAGAATGGGAACATTGGCCGCTATGGTTCCATTCAAAACCGAAGAAGCAATCTTAAAAATAGTCGTAGCTGCAGCAGCTATCTTTGTAACCGTTGCATAAGCCAAGAGCGCAGCGGTAACAACTTTAATCAGCTGCCAATTCCTAATTAAAACTCCGTACCACCACTTAAAATATTCTACAACTCTACTTGCCACACCAGCAGCCGTCTGCCCCCACATTTGAAGCGCGGCCTTGTTCGCCTCTGCCCAACTAATAGCATTTTTAAGTGCATTAGTAATTCCATCAACGATTACGCTTAATGCCGGCAGAGCTAATGGCTTCGCAATAGCATTTTTAAGCGTATCCCAATAACGTGGCAAAGAGCCAATCTGTTTACCAACTGCGCCCATGCTTGCCTCATAGGTGCCAGCAATCTTTTCGCCTTCTTTAAGGATATAGTTCAGCATGGCCTGCTTCTTTTCAGCCTCGGAGAGTTGCCTTGCAGTCTTGCCGACGGTTTTGGCGTAGTCGTTATAAATCTCGTTCATGTTCCGGGTCATGCCGAAAGCGGACAAAAGCTCCGGCCGCTGCTTGGCTATGGCCTCAGTCATTTGCTCGGCAGCCTGGGAGGAGTTATAACCAGCAATAACCGCCGCATCCTGGGCCACTCTTGCCAGCTTGGCAGCATCAGCTGTATCAAGCTGAGCCTGCATAAAGCGGGTAAGAATTTGCGTAGCTTCCTGTTCAGCGATCCCGAGCTCCATTACTGCTTTTTTATCTGCCTCAACAGCAGACCGCATATACCCGGAAGATCTTGCAACAGAAAGCATAGCCACATTGAGCACTTCCGTCCTGGCGGCAGTCTTAACAAAATCGGTTATTGCGCCGCCCAAGGACCGGAATCCGGATACTAGCCCCATGCCCAAGGCAAAAGAAAAAGCACCTTTGAAGAGGCCGCCTAATGTCATGGCCTTCTTTTGTGTTTTGCCCTCTAGCTTATCCAGGTCTTTTTCGTATTGTCTGCTATCCAGCTCCATCCGAGCGAATACTTCACCGACTAGCATAATGTCTCACCACCCTTCAGCCCTTTAGCCTTGACTTCCTCAATATGCCTGCTCCAATCCTTCTGCTCCGGCTCTTGCCCCAACAACCGCTGGAGCATGTTTTTTGCTCCTTTGCCCATAAAATCATCGGGACTAACGGCCTTGTGCTTCCTCTTGCTGAACATGCTAGTGATAGCACCAAAACCGTTAGTTATCACCGCCGCCAAGAACGCCCAGTGATTGCGCTGTTCGTTAAGCTGCTCAATTGCCATTTGCCGCTGCAATTCGTTCAAAATAGCAGCCAGTTCCCGTGGCGTAAGCTGGCGCATCTCATCCAACGTCCAGCCAAATTCACGGGCCAGAAGAACGATTACTTCTGGGGTGAGCCAGGCTGAATCCCAGCTTGAATCAAGCTCATGAGCGGCTTCACCAGCCGCTTTATTCCCGTAAAATTTACGTCAATGAACGCTTCCACCAGCGCCTCAATCTCGCTCATGTAAGCGTTTTTGATGTCATCTTTAGTGATATCCGGAAAGATGACCGGCAACTTTTTGTAAAGCAGCTCAAATCCGGCCTGCTCCAGGAGCTTGCCTAAATCTACCTTCTGGATGTTGCCTTTGCTCTCCGGGAACAGTTCGGCAACTATCTTCTCAAGCTCACCGATTCGTTTTTCTTCCACCCTGATTTTCTTGCCCGCGAAATCTACTGTCTTGTTTCGCATTTTATCCCTCCTATACCGTTTAGCTGAATGCTAGACTCGCATATCCCATCAGTTTTTTGTAACGTCGGCAGCTCAACCTGTCCGGCCAAGCAGCGCAAGTCTTTGCCTTTGCCTATGAATAACCGGACAAAGGCCGGTCCTTTTGGTAACTGCTCCGGTGCCCAGTAGGCCTCCGCCTTCACATGCCAGGCATTGAGTATCCCATGTAACTCAGGCCCATAAGTGTATTCTTTTCTGTGTTCAACTTCCAGTATCCAATCAAACAACAGAGCAATATTATCAGATACGGGGGCAGCATCATCTACATATACTGCCCCCACAAGCCCCTTAACAGCCATTAACTACCAGCGCTTATCCCAGTAGGTATCAGAGCCCCAGTACCCTGGAAGTCGCAGCTAAAGCTAACCTTGTCGTCCACCGGAGCTTCGATGTTGAGCGTTACCAAAGCATTTCCGGAAAACTTTATGGTACTGTTTACCTGAAGCTCTAATGTTACTGGTTGACCAGTCAGCCAGGCATTGATTAAAGCGGCCTGACCAGTTGTATCCTCAGGTTTGAAGTTACCTTCAAAGGACCCGGACCATTCTTTGATGCCTTGAATCCTTTCTCTCCAACCTTCGGAGTCAAAACTGGTAATATCGATGTCGTCTGCTGACATATCCAAACTCCAGTTTGCTATTTCCGCTACTTTGGTGCTATCAAGATAAACACCGCCACCATATCCTACTATTGCCATGTTAATCACTCTCCTTTATAATTTCAAAATTCACAAAAAACTCAACTCTGTTATTGTTATCACGCTTCAATACTTCTGGAGACCCTCGGGCCTTGACCAGCACATAACGAGTGCCGCCAAGGACTGTCTCATGAAGCCCATGCAACACCCGCGCTATTTGCTCAATCTTCGCCTTGCCAGCCGGGTAACTTTTATCCCGCACCCTCGCCTGCAGACCGGGATATTCGCCTTCCCAGTGCAAGTCGGGAGGACTGCCAGCGTACTCAAAAAGAGCAATGCAGTTATCCGGCTTGTCCGGCATCAGGCCCAGGAATATATCGGCCCCAAGGGTTCCTATCCCCTGAGACTGAAGGAATGTGCCTATTTCTTTTAACATCACATCGGCATCACCTCACTAAGGCGCATCTTTGAGGGCTTTTCTTATCTGCTTATCGGCATATTTAAGTACCTTGTTTTTGTTCCGGTTAAACGGATCCTCAAGATACTTTGCCTTGCCGCCACGAGGATGCTCATAGTCTAGTTCTTCATGCTGGCGCCGCGCATATGGAGTATTGAAGCTGATGTATACAGCCTTTTCTGTGCCAACCGGACCGGGAAATGCATCCTTCATGTCGCTCCCGGATTCGGCAGCTTCGTACACCCTTGCCCCGTCCGGTAGCCCTCCAACAGTCACTGTGCCACTTCTTCGCAATGTTCCGGACTCGAATGGCGTTTCGTCAATTGCTTCGGTAAGTATTGCCTCTGCACCGGTCCGCAGTGCTTTCAGCCCAGCTTCCTCTGCTATCTTAACAGCTTCCTTAATACGCCATTTGTCCTTTGCCATCACACAGCCACCTCTCTGTGGCTTTCGGACCCGTCCAATCCGGGAACAGTTGAAACTGCAATGACCGGCCACTCGCCCCCGCCGTGCTCCAGAATATCTCCCGGCTTTACCGGCGCCACACAGAATATCCTAGCTTCCGATACTACTTCCCGGCCCTGATTATCCCGGACCAAGCGCCGTTTTCCCTCCCAGCGGACTTTGATTTCCTTTTCTTCTGTTTCTGGCTCACCATACATGTTCTGGCCGACAACACGCTTCCATGTGGCGGTTTGGTTTAGGTAGTCAGCTATCATTGCCATCACCGCTTATCCCCATACTTGTTCCATTCTTCCTCAAAAATTTGCTCCATACGCTTCATTTCGCAATCAATTTCACGCTGTTCCTCAATTACTTGTTGAATAATTTGCCAAGGCATTATCACCTTTTCACGCAAACTATTCATCTTATCGCCACCCCCTAATCGCTTGCTGCAATTTACCACATAACCATGCTGTGAATTTAAACCTGTGCGCATGATAGCCATAGCCAGAATACGTCCATCTTATGTTGATTTTTCTTCATGTGATATTCACCGCCCCTAAGAGCCACGGCCGAAGTAGTTCCTTCGCCTCCTGGCTCAATAGGCCCTTGCCAGCACCTGCAATATAGGTTTCGCTCATGTTCCCCAAAGTAAAAGATTGCACCCCTTCTTGCTGTAGCTTCCGCCGCTGGCTGTTGCCCCTTTCCAGGAGCGCAAGCGCCTCCTCGCAGCATGCTTCCTTCACGGCCTCCGGGACTTCAGTATCCGGGTAACGAGGGAAGGCCAGCTCCTGCTCCGGATTCGTCTTTCTCCCTCTCAAGAGTTGCCGGTCTATTGCTCTTGTTGCTTGCTGGAGGGCTTTTTCTTTCGTGCTTTCGTCCGCTTGCCCCCAGCTTTCGGCATGGAGGCGGTTTCTGAAGTATTCGTCTGCGTATTCGATTGTGCAGTAAGATTGCACCCGCCCTCACCTCCTGCAGCAACCGCTATTTTGCTCTCTATCCAGCGCCTAGCCGTCTTTTCATCAACCTGTATTTCCTGTCCCGCCTTGAGCGGTTTGCCGTAATGTGTGTTGCATAACAGCCTAACTTTCACTTCAATCACCATCCAATAGACAGGGGGACGGGTTTGTCCCGCCCCCCTACTGTATCATCTCTTAACCTGTCTTAATCTGCCGCCCCTGCCGCCGGCGGTGTCAGCACCGCAAAGGGATACCTCTGCGCCTCTGTCGGCTGCAGCCGGGTAACAGGATTAGGCACCTGCCAGGCCAGACGCATTACAGCCCGCAGGGCTACCATGTCCTGCTGGGCCAGGTTATAGACAATAGCGCCCGTGTTATCCTGGATAACCGCCTCGGTCAGGACTTTGTAGGTGATTTCCTGCCGCATAGCATACACAGCCTGACGGAAGTCACCGGAGAACATCAGCGCCTGAGTAACATCAAATGCGCCGTTTGCCGGGAATTCCATCGGTTCACCGTCTAGCTCATAGCGGGTTCTGTCCTGCATCGAGCGCACGAAAATGGGCTGTCCGGTAGTATCGCGCAGCCCCCGCAGTCTGGCTTTCATGGTCATGGCAGCTATATGCCCGTTTACCATATAGCCGTCCTCTTCCACCAGGGAAATGACGCCGTTTTCGCCCATGATGTCGTCGTAGATGTCTGCGCCTGTCCCAAGCGCAACGACATGGCCAGCGCTGGTGGCTCCGTCGAGAATGCTGGCCGGCCAGGAGGCCGGCGCGTTGGTACCAAACAGAATTGCTGCATCAATAACCACGCCAAAAGCCTCAACGATGCGGGGCCTTACCTCTGCCCAAATGTCGTAGTCTGCGTCGTCCAATACAGCCTCAGGGATAGGCACAATGCAGGCAATTTCTTCTGCGTTGAGGTACTTGTTCTCCCATGCCTGCTCTGTCGTCTGCTTGAGGCCGGTGTCCCCGTTCACAAAGTATGCGGTCGGCAATACACTTAAAACGGGAATCCTCTGCTGCTTACGGCTCATGTTTGGTAGCCGCCTAAAAAGCCGTAAGCATGCACTCGTTTCCGCTACACCTTGCACAATTTCCCTCGACACCTCTTCAGGAATTAACGCCGTAGCATCGTTGCGGTCAATGACTTTGTTGTAAGCCATCGCTATCATCCTCCATTAGATTTTTACTCTCTCCCTGCCATCTTGCGGATGAACAAGTTCATGGGGTTTACGTTGCTTTTTGCTGCTGCTGGGTTTGTACCGCTCCCTACTTTAGTCGGTGACAGGCCCAGCAGCTTTTGCAGTTCCTTGATGTCCTCCTCGATTTCCTTGTCATCCGTCCCGAAAATACGATCTGCCCAGGCTGTAGGAAGCCCCGCTTTTTCCAGTGCCTGCACTTTCATCGCCTTTAACCTGGCCTCGGTGGCCTCTTGCTCTTTTTGTTGCAGCTGCCGCTCATACTCAGCCAGCTTGGCCTGCAGTTTCTCCTGCTCCGTCATCTGTGCTTCCTTCAGCTTCTGGTATTCCTCCGCAGCCTTCTTCAGGTCGGAGTAGTCTTTGTACTTCTCCCGCTCGCGCTTGAGCCTGTCAGCAATGATCGCCTCAAGCTCGGCCTGCGTGAACGTCTTATCCGGCTGTTTGTCGTCCAGCTTCATAGCTGGAGCCTGCCCGCCGTCGGCAGGGTTAGCAGTATTCTTCAAATCATCAGCCATTTTCTCTTGCCTCCCTCATTGTCCGCACTTACCGGCGTGCGTAGCCGTTATTATTTAATATCTAACTCCCTCTCTAGTTCCTCGATCTCTTTATCAAGGTCAATATGAAGCGAGTAAGCATGGCGGCAGTTCGGGTGGAAAAGTCCGTCTGCTTTTGCTTCTTCCAGCGTGGGGTAGCCTTTTGTTTTTCCTGTGATGCTCAATATCTTCCCTTGCCACGGCTGGCATAGTTCGCACGCTCCCCGGTGAGTGCTTACTTTCACCAAATCATGCCCCTGCTCTACCAGCCGGTTAGCTGTGCCCTGAAGGTGGGCTTCCATACAAACTGTCCTTGCGTGCATTTCGCAGTAGGTTCGCATATTCCACATCCGACCGGAGCGGTCCTTGAAACCCGTCACGCCCCGTTCAGCAAGCTGCTCCCTGAATCTTCGGGCCGTCTGCTTCCACGTATCGTAGCCTACTACTGTTCCTCTGACGTTTTCCAACGCCAGCTCCCGGTATATGTCATTCACTTGCCGGCCTATCACCTGTACGACGTCCTCAAGCCTCTGATAAGCATTTTCAGCCAGCACCTGCGCCGCCTGCTGATGTATCGCCCCGAAGGCGGCAGATGTCGAAATGCCGGCATCTTTCAGCATTGCATCGGCAGCATGTAGCCCCTGAGAATACACCCGCGGAATTGCTTCAGTACACCAAGTTTTATTTCCCTCTCGGAGCTGCTGCAGGATGGCTTCAATGTTCTTTTTCATCTGCTCCAGGTATTCTGTTTTATTGCCCCGAAGTAGCGCCCGGTTCAGCCGATCAAGTATTTCACGCTCGGCCTGTTCGTAGAATTTAACAAGCCGGTTTATCTCGGCATCGCTGAACCTCCTGACATCTGCCATTATTCTTCACCTTCGCCTTCTTCCTCACCCTCTGCCGGCGGCAATGTTATAGGCGGCAGTTCGGTGGCTCCCTGCCAAGCCTGCTCGCTCCTGATGCGGTCTATTTCATCCTGTAGCGCGTCACCCTCCAGCCCATACAGCCGCCTGAGTGAGCTTTCAAGACTTGTCAGGCCGGCAGTATACCTCTGGACTTCATTCTGCGTAATCTCCTGCTCGTCATCCGGCAGGCCATCCTTCCAGTCAATATGAATATTCTCAAGCACTATTGCGCCAGCCATGCCCTGTGCCTTTTCCAGTGCCGATGCAAGCCAAAGGACCTCTTTCAGGGCCGGGTCAAAGCGCATCCGGATTCTGTTCACCTTGGCCAATGGCGCCATCATCAGCCGGCGTAAAGCAGTTCCGCTTTCAGCCAGACCTGATTTTAGCTGCCCAAATGCCGCTGCTGATGTTTCGGACAGGATATATAGCTGTTCCATTAGGAGATCAATCTGCCGGAAAGCTGCCTCTAGATGTCCGTCCCATGTGACGTACCCCGGAGGCTGGTCATCTTTGCCAACAGGAAAGTATTTGCCTCCGCTCCGGTATCCCCATTGCCCGGTTGCCGGGTCGTGCTCCAGTGCCGTATCCGGCCCGTACATATTCGGGTCTGCATGCTTATCAAGTATGCGGCTTATCTGAGCAATGCGAACCTCAATCTCTTGAATTATGCTGTCCAGGTCGCAGTAATCATCAAGGCCAGTGACTCTGTCGGTGGTAAGGACGTTGTTGACCGGCACAACCAAGAATTCATCAATGCCGGTATTTGCCTCTTCCTGCTCTACTATTTCCCCGATTGTCCCGCCCTTCAGCAGGTACAGGGTCGTCGTAATTTTGCCTTTCTCATGCAGTTCTGTTTTTAAATATTGCCTTTTCACTCTGCGCCCAAATACGCCCGGTTCCTCAGCTTCGTAATCATACCCCAGGACATGCGCCGTAATCTCCTTCAGGTTGTCCGGCGCTACTACCGGGAACCATACCGCAGGTTGCTGGCCCTCGATTATGACCCGGCCGTCGTATCTCACCTTAAACAGTCCGGTACCGTAGCGGCTTACATCCAGCGCCACTTCATAAGCCACATTGAAAAGGTCGTTTTCGTCAATAATACGTTCAACAGCTTCCTGTTCCGGACTATCCTGGTCACCGGCTATAATCTTCGGCGGTTCGCCAAGGAGCAAATCAGCAAACAACAGCGTCAGCCGCTTATGCCAGTTCAGTACCATTTCAAGTGTCGCTTGCTGGTCCTCACGGAGCAGCCTTATCCAGTCTTTGAATACCTGTTCATGCTTGCCCTCGAACAGGAGCCGGTTCTGCGCGTATCTCTCCAACCGCTCCACCTCGGTCGGCGGGGGCCAGGGCTGGCCCGGCGTCAAGAAGCTAAGGCTTGTCAGCATTATTTCACCACCCTTACCATCCCGACGGTTTATTTACTGGCCCTATTCTTATTCTCCTGGTCAACATTTCAAAGGCGCCGCTTACCGCATCGACCTGGTCATCATGTGGCCCGTATGGGAATAATTCTGCTTCGTCCAGAAAGTCATTTATCCACGGGCCCCGCACCAGCTTTATATTCCCTGCCTCTGCCTGAGAACTCACAGGGTTTGCCCTAATTTCTTTAGATCCTGTTGTCCTGTTTCCATAAAACGTAAAACCAGATAGTATCCTGCGCCGGTAATGGTCTATCGTGTTTACCCCGCTACTGCCAGGTTCCTGTTCCATGTAAATCGTTACTCTCTTCCCGTCCAGCTCCGCTGTCTGCTTAATGAGTTTCTCCACACCCTGCGGCGTGGCCCTGGTCCTCTTTATGTCAACGATATAATATATCCCGTCCTTTTCCGCCATCAGCGCCCCTGCCGTCCAGTCCGGGTCCTTCCCCGGCTTCGGTTCCGTTGCCGCCAGGTCCCAGTACCGGACCAGCCGGGCATCGGCCGGGTAACTGTCAACAATCTCAAACCATTCCCGCCTAAACTTGTTGCCGGCTTCCCTTGCGGTCCAGTCCCCTTTGAGGAGTTGTTCCCGCGTTATCGGGTCAAGGTGCATTAAGCTTTTTATATACTCTTCCCGGTCAATATACGGGTTGTCGTCCAAGCTTGCCGGCACAAAAGGCTTGTCCCCGACTATAAACCGTTGCTTAACCCATTCGTGCCCTACACCGCCCGGGTTTGACGCCGCACGCATCCGGAGCGGTATGCTTGAACCCTTCAGCCGCCGGAGCCGGGAGAATAAGTAACGATATTGGGTTTCAGTAAACTGGGTAAGCTCATCGAAGCCGATAAATTGAAACTCGGCCGACTGGTAGCGGTACTTATCGTTTTCGCTTTCCAAATACCCAAAACTCAAAGTGGCCCCGGAGGGAAACGTCCATGTTTTATTTTTCTCGCTCCAATGCGCTGCTGTTCCTTGCAGCCACTCATGCGCCCTGTCCATTAGCGCCCCAGGTAATGATAAGTCCGTGTAGGTTCGCCTAAACAAAATAGCAGCATAGCCCGGCACGTCAACATACTGCAGCGCTGCCATCAGCAAGGCGTCTGAATTATGTGTTGGAATCATATTTCGTCCTGCTAAAAATATTCCATCTGGGGAAGCGACTTTAATACATTTTACCGGAACGCTTTCTACCTGCTCACATGAAACAATATATCTAAACTTTATTGTTCTTCTGTGGCCGGTTATTTTCTGTTTTGCTAATTTCCTTTGTAACCGAAAGACGGGAACATCTGCCATCCACTTTATCCGGTATTTTGTACCACAATCTTTACCGTTTAGTGTTGCTTTGCCTGTCTGAATAGCAGCTTTCATGCCTAAACTGATTATGAGCTCGAAAACGTCTTTGGCAAGTCTCTCGTTCGTTGTCGTAAACTCAACTGCGCCAGATTCGCAAGCATGCCCGTCTGTATCCATTAAACCTTGTAGTAATTCCAGCCTTTGCTCATAAGAAGAGCGCAAATATTCACGGGGGATATGCTTGTTCCCTAACAATCCGGCAGCCCGCAGCTTTGGGGAAAAACCAATAGTGCCATAAGCATATTCCCCTGACTGTCTAGTAACTTTATATCCAGCCTTTTCAAAAGCTTCTACAATCTCCGGGTCTTTTGTTGTGAACGAGCCTCCATTCGTCCGTCCATCTCCCAACCATACCCCTAAAAGATAAGGTTCTATCGGTAGTATTTTTTCAGGAAGCTGTAATGCTCCCTGCACCGGAACAGCATGGTTGCGACGCCCACTCGTCGTTAGTAAAGTTTTAGCAATTTCCTTTGTAGTCCGTATATTCCCTTTTGGTGGTTCTTTCGTCGGGGGAGGAAATTTCTTATTTCTCTCTGTAATAGCAGCGACAAATTTAGCAGATTTTCTGCCTTTTGCACGACTCGGCCTTTTCGCTCTTCTTTTAGCTCTCCATTCATCATTACGCGTGGTTAAAGCTACCAATTCTTTAGCATCAAAAGTTAGCCATTGATGTTGTTCGTCCGCTATTATTTCCGCACCGTCATCAAAGCATATTTTATAACAAGGACGGTTTAACATTATTTCTGACACAGCTACAACTTTTGTAGGGTTTCCATTTTTGTCAAAAACATAATCTCCGACTTGGATGTCCCCCATGCGCTTCCAACCATCGGGAGTGGGAATTACCTCGTCCACCCAAAGAGCTTTCCCCCCGCCGGCCGCCCCACCAAAAAGCACTTCCAAATCCGGCATAAGGAGGAACCTTGCCTGCTTAGGTGTTGGNTCATGCGGTATCCAAGGGTTCTCCAGTATCGTCGCCCTCATCACTGCCGCGTAATACGCCTCGTCGTGCAAGCTGGCGGTAGACATCTGCATATTGTTCGATTCGGTGTGTAATGTCGTACTCATACCTCTGTGTCACCTGCCCCTGGACCTCCTGCTTGATGTCCTGTTTCACGTCAATACGCCTGCCCCAACGCTCAGGATATCTGCGCTCAAGGAAGTCTCTAATCGCTCGATAATCTTCCGGCATGTGCTTTTGCCACTGTGCAACCATTCTAACTTCCGCTTCATATTCCGCGCGCGTTACAGCCTCGAAAAACTCTCTAAACTTGCCGCTTTTTGCAGTTTCGCCTTTTTGCATCCATTTTCGGAAGGTTGAATAATGGATTCCTGCATAGGCACATGCCGCTTCATAGTAATTGCCGGCCCTAATTGCTTCTGTTAACCTCTTTGTAATTTCGGGAGTTAGCTTACTTGGTCTCGCCATTTTGATCACCACACTTATTTAGAACCTTTTTCCCTCGGGAAAGGGCATAATCCCTTTCTTTCCTGCACCCTTCGCTGTCCCCATATATCCAAACCTCATCGCATATATCTATTAGCTTGAAACATACAAGGGCGCAAAAAGTCAAGTGATTTTTTAAAAACCTGCTTTATACTCGCTCCGCCTTTTGTCCCGTGAAGTTTTCCCACCGCTTAACAGCTAAATCACAGTAAACAGGGGATAACTCCATTGCATAGCATTTACGCTCGGTCTGTTCAGCCGCAATTATAGTAGTCCCGCTACCAGAGAACGGCTCAAGCACAATACCGCCCTTGTCGCTGTGCATTTTGATGCACCGCCATGGAAGCTCTACAGGGAACATTGCAGGGTGCTCCTTGTTTGCCCGTACAGTGGTCATCTCCCATATCCCAGCATAACCCCATTTCTTGCGTTCTTCCTTTGTAAGCCGTTTCACAAATTTATAACTGTGTCCCGCAAAGGCTGATAGCCATACATATTCCTGATCGTTATATTCCTCAACTTCTCCTTTATTGCTGAAGGCTGAAATATACTCATACTGCTGAACCGGCTTGTTTGATACAAGATGATAGGGTCCTACGCCGAAATTTTGCCCTTGCTTCTTCCAAATGCGGATCCAGATAGGGCGGTAACCGTTTTCCATAAACATATTCACACTGTAAACACTGGTGGGTTCAATAAACTGAGAGCCGGTGGGATAGAGATCACCTAAGTTCCAGCAGACAATATCTGCATGCCTGCACAGATTTTTGATCACCGGGCGGACGGTTTCAAACCATGGCTCAATCCCGGCCTTTTCATATTCTTTGCCTACACCATAGGGAGGAGAAGTGACCGCCATTTGAGCATGCGCTCCGTCCATGAGCTTTGCGAAGTCAGCCTCGCTCGTGGAGTCGCCGCACATCAAACGATGATTCCCGAGGAGCCAGATATCGCCCCGCTTCGTTACAGGCTCGCGCTGCACAATTTCCTCGTGCGCTTTATCTATGTCAAAGCTGTCTTGTATCGCCTCTTTGGAGTACCATTGGTTAAGCAGTTCGTCTATTTCAGGAGCGTCAAACCCTGTAAGCGATACATCAAATGCACTTGCGTCCAACTCAGCCATCAGTTCAGCCAGTTTGTTCTCGTCCCATTCGCCCTGAATTTTGTTTAATGCCAGATTCAGCGCCTTTTCCTTTGTTTCGTCCAGGTCCACAACAACACAATCCACTTCCCGCATACCCATGTCGAGAAGCACCTTATACCGCTGATGGCCGCCGACAATGTTTCCGGTGCGCTTGTTCCAGACGATAGGTTCCACATAGCCAAACTCCTGTATTGACCGCTTGAGTTTCTTATATTCCGGGTCACCGGGCTTAAGGTCTTTTCTCGGATTATATGCAGCAGGATTTAGCTTCTCTATCGGTATTTTTCTTATTTCCATGATTTAACCTCCTAGATGAAATTGGCCTTCTTTTTAGCCATCATTATCATCCTTTAACAGAAAAACGGCAACGTCTACCCCTTCACCGTCTCCCTCAATGCGTGATATGTGAATCTCCTTTATTTGTCTATCGTCTACGTAAATAATTCCATTCATACCATCCTCAATAGCCTTTAATATGTTAGATGTATCAGCTTTGCTTTTCGAGGATCTGATCGTGAGGTCTAACCTAACTGGTAACGTTGTAGGATCTTCTTTGTATGCGCTCTTCGCAAACCAAGCCACGGTCTCTTCATATTCTCGGGTCGTCCTTGGAGTGTAAAATTTACCATTGCGGCCCATCCTCGGCCGCTCCTTGCCTCGTGGTCGTCCTGGCACTGTGAAGGTAGCGATACGCTCCATAAAGAAACCCCCTTGCTATTTATTTTACCAGCAAGAGGGTTTAATTTCAACCTTTTGTCATATTTTTGCTTTAGTGCAACTTTTTAATATCATCAAAGGATTATTTTTATATTTCTTTTTAATCCTGCCAGCTTGTCTGCATCTGCCAATGTTTCTACGACCTCAGCAAATTGGCTCTTCATAGCGCATCGGTCGCTTCCTAAATCAAAATCAGCAGGACACTCCTGGCTTGGCGGAGTTGGCA